ATTCTCGCCAGACGATACCCGTAAACCACTCTGCGACTCCTTCGCCGAACCGGTCGAAGTGTTTGTGGATTAGATCAACTATGGCTTGAGGGCACTGCGACGCTTGAGCAGAGTTCCGTGAAGCGGGTGGATCTATACGCTTAACGGTCGTGGTTGTAGGCGGTGGCGTGGTCGTAATGACGGTGATGGTCGTACTGGATGGTGTTACACGTTTTGTGGTCGTAGTTGGAGCGCTCGAGTTCGGAGCGGTGGTGCTGGTACAGGCTGTCAGTAGTAGAAGGGCGCATAAGGTAGTTCGGTATTTAGGTTTCATAGGCTCTTTCGTCGGGGACAGGTCATCGGCGTGGGCCGGAGTTGTGATCTTAGGCGAACTCTGGGCGTAGCAGGATAAGACCGTCTTGGATCCGATAATACTTAGGATCTCTGCCCCGCTCTACAAGGTAGGCATCGTGTCCTATTTCCCTGAGCCGGCGGGCTTGGGCTGCTCGACTCTGATTTAAGGCCTCCAGAGCGCCTCTGGTGGTCTGCTCCTCTACGTTCTGGTATTGGAATACCTTGTCGCCGGCTCGAGGAGTTAAACAACCACGAGGACAACGTGCGACAGTTCCCTGTCCTACGACTGAAGTCCAGACGAAACCGTAGTTCTCGCACTGGTCGCAGGCCACGGTGTTCAACATAGGCCTGTGTTCTTCCCGTTGTGTCTTTAGGACCGCTGCCTTGATCCCCGAGATAATGTCTGACGGTGTTGGCGGTGTTCGCCGTTCGATAGACCAATGCCTGACTGCCCCTGTAGCGTGATTAGCAGGATACTGCGATAAGAGTCCCCACCAAGCAGCGATACTCTCGTCGGTGTCTAGTCGCGGCCAGACGCCAACGAGCATCTTCCATAGTGTTGTGAAGTCGTCTCTAGTCATTACTGTTGCCCTCCCAAGCCTCGGATAGTCGTGCTAGTTGTTCACGTTCTTCTGGCAGGCTAGGCCTCCCTTGGTGTTGTCGGTCTGGATCGCATTCCGGCCACCTCCGTGATAGTGCTGTTGGAGTTAGAGATACGTCAGGCCAGCGTCGCCTGAAGACAACGGCCCTCTCGATGATCTGTCTCGGCGTAGCACTGATGTCTCGCAGATCTTTGACTGACTTATTGTAAGCGCCTCGACTTGACTTGGTGATGCTGCCCTCTCCGATCCCACAGACCAGCATCACTGTGTCCCAGACTTCATCTCTGCCTCTGACAGCCGGCACTTTCGCGGCTACCTCTAGGGTAGGCGCAATATTTTCTAGTTCTATCTGGTTCTCGTTTATAGTGGCTCTAGTTAGGGCCGTATTTTCGCGGCTACCTGTACCCGCTTTTTCGCGGCTACCTGTGGCCGTATTTTCGCGGCTACCTCCCTGCATATTTGCGGGTCTTGCCCTGACTAGTGTATAGCCGTTTGAGGTTCTGTCTCCTGCCTCGTCATACCTTGGCGTGACATACAGAGCCCCATATTCTTGCAGTTCCTTGACTGCCCTGTCGAGGACATCGACTGACTTCCCGAGGCGCTGAGCGAGGGTCTTACGAGACGGCCACGAGAACCCGTCATTATCAGCGTAACGGGCTAACAGCGCATACAGTCGAACGCCACGATCAGAGATAGGCAGATCTATAACCCACTCTGGGATTATTGCGAACGGCCCGGTATCACTGTCAATACGCCGGCGACTTGACGGCGTGTTTGTACTGCCTGTATTATCACTCACTGAGCGTTACTCCCTTTCGCTCTGATGGAACCCCCTGATGCGTCGGGGGGTTTCGTCGTCAGAACGGCTCTGCGTTGTCGGAATCTGCTAGCAGACTAACCATCGCCCACACTTTGTCAAGGTCTTTTTTGGGTACAGGCCACTCGATGCCAGCAGACTTGCGTTGTGCCTTAAACTCGTCACGACTCTTTTCGGTGAGTGCTTTGGCAGTGTCTATTAGGGTTTCCATACATTCTTGCAGTTCGCTATCAGATTCGTAACCGAGGGTCTGCCAGAGGGAACGCTGGAGATCCCTTACCCTGACTCCGGTCTGCCTTTCTCTAGCAGTACCGTCGTCGGTTATCTCTTCTGCACTGACCTCGCCCATCCCGAACAGATCGGCGCACGCACGGTTTGTCGCTCGAGTCATCGCAGTGGCAGGTATATCGTGTTGGGGTTTAGAGAACTTGCGCTCTGAGATGTCGCAGACTCCAAGGCCATCCATGAATCGGCCGTTTGGCGCAGTAGCCCTGACAAGGACCTCTGCCCTCGTGACCGCTCCATCTTCGTCACGATCATAGGTGCGCTCTCGTACCTCACAACTGACCCCGAACGCGACAGCGAGTTTACGCCAAGCGCTCTTCTTGCGGAATGACCGTCCCCCAATATGCTGAACGTCATCGTCGTTTAACAGCCTGTTACATAAGCGTTGGTAGTCGCTGAACGCCGCCTCAATATCGACCATACTGGCCGCAGGACGGATAAGCAGGTCTGGACTACCCATCACTTCTAATGAGGCCACTGAAGGCCCGTCTAGCAGTTCTCCTTCGAGTATTTCGTCTGGCTGACTCACTAGGTTTCATCTCCCTCTAGGACTATTGGCGTTATCTTGACTGTCGTAGACCAATCCGCTACTGCATACTCGTCAACGTCTATGTCGTGGTCCTTTAACCACGTGATGCGGACCTCTGCCCCGCCACAACGGTAGGCCTGTCGCATTATGTCTACAGCCTCGGTAGCGGACCTCATCTCCCCTGTCTCGGGGTCGAACCTTGCGACCTTGCCAACGGCGTTACGGAGGTCGTCAGCACTATCTGCGCTCCACGTTCGGCGGGCTGAGGCTCTGACCTCGACTCGGTGGTGAGCGATGTCAGCATTACGGATACCGTCCAGCATCTTCGCTGCGATGCTCTCTGCTTCTCTACTGAGATCGGCGACGTACCGCTTTGCCTCTCTAACCTCGAGCAGCCGATCTAGCACTGTCTCGGGGTTCTCTGCTTCCAACATTGCTTCGACGAGCGCTTTAATAGGCAGTACAGCCTGCGTCGCATTGATCGCTGTTTCGCTAGTCCCCATTATCTCCCTTTCGTAACGAGGAGGGCCAACACCAAGGGGTTAGTGCCGGCCCTCCTAGAACTTCCTGACTACGGTTTCGTAATCTGGCACGCAACTTGATCCCAAGAGATCCGTTTCGTAGAGGCCTTGTACCCCATCCTTCTGGCGTAGACGTAGATCCCGTTCTGAATCGAGTCTGCCTCGCAGTCAAAGTCCGTGCCTTTCCGCAGTATGCGGATCTGGCCGTCACTCCACTCATCCCACGGATAGAGCCTCGGACGACCCATACGACTGAAGTCGAAGTCTTTAGTTATCTCTGACATTGCTGTCCTTTGCTTGTAAATGGACTCCACGCCTATTGGCAAGGAGGGGTCCCGCTCGCTCTTTGACACCGGGCAGGTAGTACAAAGAGCGAGCAGGAGAACTTACATTCCGTCAGGCTGTAGCCTTAAGAATGCGAAGAAGTAGGAGCAGCCGGCTCGAGGTGTAGACCAGAGCGGCTCGTCATAGAAGTCTGGAGTCTCAAACTTGTGACCTCGGATGCTCTTAGCGATGTCCTCAACCTCGTAGTGAAACGAGTGAATGACCGGCACGCTCGGAGCCTCTGTAGACCACTGAACTAGCCCTTGCTCTAAGACACGTTGTCCACGAACTAGGAGTTCATAGGCGGGTGTTAGATCGTCTTGGAATGTTGCTGTGACTTCTGCGGCGAACTGATACTCGTTGGCTTTCGCTGAGGTCAAGGATATGTCTAACCTTGTCGCAGAGTGAGAACTGTAAGCCATTAGAATGGCTCTTCATCTTCAACTACAGCGACTACTGGAGCAACTACCACTGAGGCTGGATATAGTGAGTCACGATAAGCGGCTTCGTCGATCTCTCCCAGAGTTAGAACGTCGGCTTCGTGTCGTGCCGCGGCAACTTCGACTGACCAACCGTCGTCACAATAGAGAGCGTCTTCGTAATACGCCGCTTCGGCATCTTGATAGTTTGGTGAATATCGCACTGTTACTCCCCTTATTAGTGGTGGCATTTCTTAACAAGGACTAGAATAACCGCCCCGCTACCGTTTGTCAAGTCTATTTAGTATTATTTTCTCCCACTCCGAAACTCACCGAGAACGATACGGATCAAGTTCTGGCGAGTGATCTGCAAGTAACGTATCGTGGATCCACCTAAGTTCCCTGTGCCGTCACAAGCGAGGCACCCTACAGCCTCTAGCGTTGGCTCCAATCCACACCCGCCACACTTGAGGCATAAGGGCTCCCAGACCTGTGACTCCATCAGTCGGTCCACTCGCTGTCGTCTGTCTCGCTGTCGTCATCTTCCTGCCAGATACTTGGTGAGGCCAGTTTAAGTACCGCTGCTAAGAGCATTCCTACCGCCTCGTAGTGACCGCATCCTGAAGCATCAACTTCTATGTCCCCAACCTCGCCGTCAATAGCGTCTATTGAGACGGTGACTACCCTGATGTCTGGGAATACGTCATCGTCGACGGGCTCTACCATCCCTCGGCCTTCCTGTCGGCGCAGTAGATTGCGCTCTCAATAGTGACGCCGTGTTCTGGAGTGATGACAGCAAACGCTTGAGACGGAGCCTCATAGCCAAAGTTCCCGAGGAACGCATACTCGTCGAGGCCTTTCATCGAGCCGTTGACAGTGACGCTCCCTGTCCGCAGATACTGGTGCCAGTGCCCCATCCACAAGTGAGAATAAGGCCGGCCTACAGAGGCATCACGCTTGCGTTTGCGGTGATCTAGCAGACTGATCGGAGTCAGTAGGCCTGAGATACCGGCTCCACCTTTCGCCTGATCGCCGTGCGTAATCAAGAGCCTAGAGTCGTAGACATCAACATAGGCGTCGGCGCTTAACGGCACGTTCCACGTGAAACGTTTATCGTTGTGATAGTGACGTTGCAGTAGGCGAGTCAACAGGTAGTCAAAGTTGTCCTCAACGCGTCCCTTTGTTCTGGGCTTCCGTGTCAACCGCCCGTGGTTGCCTACAACCGAGACAACGTGAACACGTTTATAGGCCTCGGCGATCACCTCGAGGAACGCTGCCAAGTGGTCCACCCAATAGTCCACTGTAGCGATCACCGAGTGCGTCTCGTTAAACTCGGCTAGATCGTGGAGATTGCCGGTCACTAGGTCACCGCCCAGAACGACTATCGCCCCTTCATAGTTGAAACCGCCCATCAGTTCCATACCCATACGAACTGCACCTACCGCCGTACGCTGGAGCCTCGCTAGAGCGATCTCACGGCTATACGCGTTCATTCCTGCGACTTCTTCTGGCTTCACTACTTCGTCAAGGTGAAGGTCAGATAGCATCACAAGGGCCGTCGCAGCACCCTTTGGGGCCTTAAGGCTCTTAGATACCTTCCACGGAACCGACTCAACTGACAGGCCGTCTAGGGCCGTCAAATGGGATACCTCATCCCGAGAGGCAGCGACCTCTTTCTCGGCCAACTGATGCGCAGACCTCGCTGCGTCTAAGTCTTGCCTCGCACGGGCTAGGTCACGTAATAGTTTCGCTACTTGTAGGTCAGTGGTACGAGCCTCGTCGCCGGCCCAATCGGAGAGTGACTGCCCGCTTTCAGAGGCCACGGCGTCTAGCCTGCACCCTCGACAAGTGGGCGACCTTTGATACGGTTGCGACTTCCGGCGAGTACCCGCAGACATCTGTAAGCCACAACCGTATTTGTGCTGCGCTAAGTCCTTCTTGCCAGCCTGATAAGCACTCTTCCCACTCGGGGATAGTCTCAAGCCACGGCCGTGATCCGGTCTTAAACTTATTGTGAGCGCCGAAGTCCATTAGCGACGGGCGCACTGTTCCGTCAGGAAGGTTTTTTGCCATTAAATATCCGCACCCCTAAGATAGCGTCACAGTTAATCCACGCAAGCGTACCATCGTCTTCGGTTACGCATACGAGCGGGCCGGCCCACGACAACAGGCCTGTGTAAGTTCGCGACTGACAGTCAACAGCGACGCGGATCCCCTCCGCTTCCTTTAAGACTTGAGCGAGGCCTGTCATATGGACTGTCACGTTAGCCGTCACTGGCTTTGCGCTCGCTGTAGACGAACTCGATAATGGCGAGTTCTGTCATGATCCTTAGCCCTAGTACTGCGCGAGAGACAATACGAAGAGGGTTGATGTTACGCGTCCTTGAAGAACGAAGTGGATGTAGGGTCGCCTACTACACGCGAGATCAACGTGACAACAGCGGAGAACGCTGCAGCCCCGCCGGCGATTAGCGCAGCCTTCGCTGTAGGGACAGAGAGGTTTGGGTTAGAAGCGGCCATTGCAAGAGTGCTGAGGAATGCTGCCAACGCTGACCTGATAGCCCTCTCCAGCAGTAACTTGGTGAACATCACTAGACCTCCGATAGTTAACGTACGACGAGTTGGACAGCAAATAGGACACAAGCGACGCTGAGACTCGCTAGCACCCCGACACCAACTTTAGCATTCTGGCTTATAGAGTGTCGCAGTGCCTCGGTTTGTTCTCTAGTCTCACGGACCAGATCGTCAAGTCTCTCTGAGGTCCCCTCAATATGACGGGTCAGGAGGCTCTCTAACGTGTCGGCATCTGTTTCGAGTAGCCGTACTCTTGTTGGAACGTCGAACCCTGAGCGATCTACTCCACGAGCCATTATGCGCTGATCCATACTGCGCCAAACTTGGCAGAGAGGACAGAGTTAGACATAGAGATATTACCGCCCGAGTTTTGTGTAGCGAACACTTCCATGTAGTCAGTAATAGCAGTGAACCGGTAATAGCCTGACAGGTTCCAATGCCACTGAGTGCTGATAGTCCCGCTCACTTTATACAGTTCTGTCGCCCCGTTAAGCCTGAGCGCCACAGTTCTCACGCCAGTCGCTTGAGTCGCCCAGACTCCACTAGCCGTAAAGTGATACAGGCCAATATTCGCTGTCGCCCCACAAGTGATCCGGCTCGTGTTGGTCGTCGTATCGTGCTGCGATTGGGTATCGTACACGTCGGTATCGTTAAACGTGATCGCCGCGCCGGCACCGGTCGCTATCACCTGATCGGTCGTCTCGATTGCTAAGACCGCCGGCTTACCACCGTTAGCCCCAACTGTATTGCTACCGAGCCATAGCCCGTTGTAGGCGATCTCATTATTCCAATCTGTAGCCTGCACAACATAGCCGGCTGCTCGTGTCGTTGGCGTAGTGAATCCCATCCTATAATCCTAATCTATTGTAAGCGAGTAGAGGAACCGTCAAAGCCGTCAGTCTGTAGATCCCAATACCCACCAGACGGTACTTGCGAGGCGTTCACCTGACTAGACCACAATCCCGGGGAGAACGTATGCGACAAGCCCTCAATCCAGTAGTCTTGAGTGTGCGTAGTCCCAGTATTAAGCGGTCTAGCGACGACTGTCACACGGTCTTGCAGTTCTAGGTTCAACATCTTTGGGAACTCAACTGTCGGATTCCCTTGAGGTAGTACCTCGAACGACCGTAATCGCGGCTGAGGTACTGCGTAGCGGGCTATCCGCTGTAGCCCTAGGTTCTGTGCTTGCACGACAGTACGCAAGCGAGTTTGTATCTCGTAAGTTCTAGGCCCAAACGCGTACGCTGACAAGGCGTTCTTGGTATAAGTTGTCCGGCCGTCAGAGGTTTTAGCGATGACAGTATTGACCAGAAACGAGTCGTCAAGGTCGAAGCCACTGTTTGTGTAGCCGACAGTCCCGACTGTCCCTAAGTCGGAGAACGTGAACTGTGGCACGGCATTACGAGCATGATTCGCAGTATCATACAAGTCCCACCCATTCAACAGCACCGTCTTGCCAGAGCCGTTCACAAAGAACTGGCCTCCTTCTGAGGCAACGATCTGCTGGATAACATCGAGCGCTGTACTGTTTCCTGCGTCAATGAAGTCAAGGGTCGCCGTAGACTGAGTGCCGATGCTACGCCAGTCGTTCTCGTATGCGGTTCCACCTGTAGCCGGCCAGCCTGCAACGTCTAACAAGGTGGAGACTTGCGCGTAGGTAGGAGTGTCAATCCACGCGACCGCCGCTGCGTAATACAAGATAAAGACCTCTGAGGCAGTCAACACACGAGACACAATGGCTACTTGTTGAAGTGGCCCGACAAGCGGTGATCCGGTAGTAGCACTACCAAGAATGTTCCAGAGTTGACTGCCACTCGCACCTGCTACAGCGCCGGCGGTAACGTCTGCCCCATCGCGATATACATTTGGAGCGGTGACTCCGCTAGTCGCGTCGTGGGTCACGACCACCATATGGTTTGCGCCGTCAATAACTGTTGCGTTGCCGTAGGCTTCTGCGCTTGCGCTATCACCATAATAGTGAGGGAGTCCGAACCCGTCTACTACGAGTTTGGCACCGCCTGAGCCGGCGAGGATGCCGCGCTCTCCTGCCAAGTTGGAGCGCATGAAGCAGATTATTGAGAACGCCCCTGCGGTTGTGACTCCCGTCCCAGCGAGTCCATAGTTTACCGTGTCAAATGTGGTCGGGTTTCCTGTCAGGTAAGTAGCGCATGAAGCCTCGCTGTTGTCGAGGTTAGCGGTCAAAGTAAAGTTTGATTGCGTCTCTGTTTCTAACTGTGTGGTACCGCTATCTCCAAGAGGCCAGACTGCTTGAGCGTCAAGTGCTCGTAGGTAACTACTGTAGATGTCGCCCTCGAGTTTCTGAGCAGACAGGTAAGCAAGGCCGTCAACGCACTGCATTCTTGCTACTGCGTCACGGTTCCCAGAGTCTCTATCTTGAGGCCACGCTGTTACGAAGCCTCGAAACATTGGGTAATCTATCGAGGCGTAGGTCGCTGTGACACGCACTTGGCATCGTGGAAGGATGAAGCCTGCGTAGGGGCTAGTCGTGTTAAGAGGGTCGAATCGCCTGTCCCTGTTGTCTAGTACGATCTCGCAACTGCCAGCAGCAAACTGATCCATCTCGCTAGACCGGCCACGCTGCAAGTTCCCTTCACGAACGTAGGCGCTGACGTCGGTCCACGTTGGACTCGTGTCAACCGGATCGTAGGTGAAGGCCACCTCAACTTTGACTGTGGGCGTGCTAGCCATTAGCCGCTACGGGGATAGCGCCGTTGCGGCGCGACCAAGCAACGAGACTATCCACGACAGCCTGACCTACTTTGGCGGGGTCTGCCATTGGAGGCACGTTCACTGTTACGTTGTAAGTCGTCTGTGATCCTCCACTTACTTTAGAGCCACTGTTAGCGTATTGGGGCCCTCTGATCCCTTGAGGCAAGTTAGCGCCCGTGAGTGGCACGACTGCTTCTGGGCCGGCTTCACCAATAAGCGCCAGAGTCGGACTGTTAACGATTCCACCTTTAGCAAGGCGAGGCAGGGTTACGAAGTCAATGGCAGGGATGTCAGGGAATGGACCGGGTATCTCATTTATCTTGGAGGTAATAGCGTTCACACCCCTGATTATGCCGTTAAGCATCCTCTCAATAAGCGTAAGCATCAAGTTAACGGCACCTTTAAGTCCGCTAGTCAGTCCGTCCCAAAGCCCTGAAGCGGCGTCGCTGATCCGTTTCCCAAGTCCTTGTACGAACGAGACGATTCCGTTGAACGCTCCTGACACGAAGCCAACGAGTAGGGTCCAAGCGCCAGACCAGAATCCAATAATGAAGTCAAGCACTGCTCTGATAGAACTTGAGACTGCTTCGAGGTACCATTTAATCGCCCCAACAATCCCGTCCCATATCGCTGAGGCTACCGCCTTGATACCGCTCCATAGAGCGTTCCATACTGCTGCGATAGCGTTTCCAATCCCCTTAAGAATCGACACCATTAAGTCAAGCGCACCTGTAAATATGGCAGTAATCATTTTTAAGGTGCCGTCCATTAATCCACCGAGGACACCGAAGATCCCGGAGAATACGTCTATAACACCCTGCCACGCTCTTGACCAGTTGCCTGAGAACACGCCTAAGAAGATGTTAAAGATACCCTTGACAATGTTCCAGATTCCCTTCCACACTCGGATAATACCGTCACCGAACAGAGACCAGTACGCTTTGGCTCCCTCAATAAACATAGTGAACATACCTATTACAATGCCGAAGACTCGTTTTACTACTTTCTGTATGTCAGGCCACGCTGCCTTAAAGAAGTTGATGACCCCTTCGACTCCTTTACGAAACCACTTAAAGTGCTTGTAGGCATACACGAGGGCAGCGACGAGGGCAGCGAACCCGATTATGATTAGGGTTACAGGGTTGAAGAGTCCAACTATTGCGGCTCCGAGTGCGACAACGCCAGCGATCACTGAGGCAGCAGCGAGCGCTGCGACGAATGCGACCACGACTTCTTTGTTCTCTTTAGCGAACTTGCCTACAGCCTTGAACGCTGTGGCTAACTTGTCTTTGAGAATGTTGGCGAGAGGTTTGATCGCTGTCCAAACCTTATTGAACGCGTCTTTGACTTTAGGCAGGTACTCGTTGTAAGCCTTGGATAACGCTGGCAGAACCTTGTCCACCATTACAGTAGCGAACTTGTTAAAGTTCTCGAGCAGGACTCCACCGACTTGCTCTAAGAGGTTGCCGAACACGACTTTCATACGGTCGCCGGCGGTAGCAGTTGCTTCAGCGGTGCCTCCGACTTGGCTTTCGATCTCCTTCAAGATCAGTTTTTGTGCGCCCATCGTGTCGCCAGAGGCGACCATTGCCTTAATCATGTCCTTCTGCTCTTGACTGAAGTTCACACCAGCACGACTTAACGCTGAGACTCCCTTGACAGGATCTGAGAGAGCCTTCCCGAGCATCTTCGCAGCACTATCCGAGGATCCGAACACGTTCGACAGGTCCATCATCGAGTGTGTGGCCTGTGTGAATATGTCGTTTCCCTTGCCCGTCTCGTTCCGAACTTGCTTGAACGTGAGCAGTATGTTCGCCGATTTCTTAATGGCTTCGTCGTCAACACCCGTTTTCATAGACATTGAGATCGCCAGTTTGTCGATTTGTTTTGCTGATAGTCCGGCAGCACCGCCTGTCGCCTTGACAATCGCCTCGGTCTGCTTGCCTAGTTTCTGCGACTCCAGAGCAGCACCAATAGCCGACTTAGCAAACAACCCACCTGCGACCGCTGCGGCACCGACCGCAAGCCCAATGCCTTTCCCTGTAGCGGCGAGTCCTGACCCAAGACCATTGCCACTACGACCCGCTTTGTCCATACGACGGTCCGCGCGGGCCGCTGCGTCGCCGGCTTGATCCATCTCTTTAACGAACTTACCTGTATTAGTATCTCTAAGTCGCCCATCCACTCCACGAACGGCACTGGTTAGCCCCTCGATCTTGGCGTCTGCTTCCCTCGCGGCTGACTCCGTGCGCCCAAGTTTAGTCTTAAACTCGCTAGCCCCTGACGAGGCATTCTGGAACCCTCTGTTGGCTCTTTGGCCAGCGTCGTTAACTGCTCCACCAAGTTGACGGGCATCCGTGGCTGTAGAGTCAAGGTTGTTCCCAACAGTCGTAGACTGTTGTGCGACCTGCTTCATCTTCGTAGTGAACTGTTGTGTATCGGCGATCATCCGAACGAACAGCGACGCCGCCTCGGTAGCCATTAGCGGGCAGCCTTATCTTGCCGCTCTTGTTCATCACGAACTATCTCGTCATAGGCGAGCCAGTAGACGAGTTCAGAGGTCTTTAACGGCCGATAGGAGGCAGAGCCTTGTAGCAGTTCTTCCACCGTGCGGCCTAACCTTTCTGCTAAGTGGTGATAGTAGAGTCGCTCTCCATCAAGGATGAGGCGACGCTTGGCAAAGGGACAGCATCATCCGTTAGCCCGCATAGGCGCATTGCTGTGGTAGCGATACGCTCGACAACCGACCCGTTTTTAGAGCGAATCAAGTCGGCATCATTCTTAGTGAATAGTGCGCTCCCTGTCTCGGGGTCAACACAAGTAGCGATCAGTAATGCCGGATACATCTCGGCCAGATTCTCTGTAGGCGTTAGGCCTTCTGGCCCTACGAACTGTTGAATCATTCGAGTCCTCTCCTGAACGGTCGGAGTCCTGAGCGTCAGGGTTATACCCCACTCGGGTACCTCAACTGTTTCGTTGTAGAGGTCGTCGGCATTGGCAATCTGGTCTTTAAGACTCATTTGCTCGTTCTCCAGTTTCTAGGGTTAGAACACCGTCGAGGTGACGGCTCCAGTGATTTGTAGGTCGAACTTCATACTGACCTTATCGCCGACCGGCACGCCAATCTCGTATGAGGTGACGATTGCCTTGCCATTCTCTTGGCGCTTGCCGGCCGTGTTGGAGGCTGGCCCGAACTTAAACCAAGAAGAGTTGGCTGTACCGAGGAGTGGCGCGATCTTCTCTTCGTAGGTTGAGGCCCAGATCCCTGAGACGGACACGGTGCCAGAGCGAAGACCTGCTATGAAGTTCTTGTCATTGTCACCGTAGGTAGTGACCTCTGCTGTGTCTACAGAACGGGGGAGGCTGACCTCCTCAATACCTGACGAGAAGTTAATGAACGAGGCCGAACCGATTACGGCTGTCGTGCCTGACGACATTGAGAAGAAGGCACCTTTACCGTGAACGAATGTGGGCATTTGTTGCTCCTAACGGATAGCGCCACGACGGGCGAACGATACTGATATTTTGACTGACTTGCTTGCGCCACCTGTGATAGTGGTGATAGTTGCTCGGGTATATCTCTTAATGGTTCCTGACACGGTTGAGCGTTTAGCGCCCGGGGTTGCGATAAGGCCTGACGACGAAACGAGGTCTGCCCAAGCGCTCCCTAACGACGAGTGTTGGACCTTCATGACCAGAGCCGTCACTGCGCCTGACGACTGAAGCAGGTGGAAGTGGGCGACACCGCCGGCCGTTGACGAGACAACACCAGAGTCTACGGCTGTACCTGCGAACGTCGAGGTTTTTGCTGCGCCCGGGCCATAGAGAGTGCGACCAACGTCGAAGCGGTTGTTGACTTGAGCGTCAAACTTTGCTGTGACAACTCCGAGCGCTGGAGCCGCTGTCTCGAAGGATGTCACTATGCCGGCTCCAAGTCGAGCGAGGCTCCCCGGTGTGATCGTAGAACCACCCGGACCTCCCGGGATCGCAGTAAAGATCAAGTCGGTGCTACTGCCTAACGCGTTACGGAACCGAGCATAGGGATCGTTCGCTCCCGCTGTCGAAGCGTCAAGGAACCCTGACGCGCTGATCGTGCCGACACGCTGCCCTGATACGAAGGACTTGTCACCACCACTGTTAAACGTAGTGACCTCCGCAGCGTCTACCGAGATACTGGCCGTGACCTCTTGGAATAACGACGACGCGTCAATAGAACTGACCAACAGTTTGGACGCTTTACCGTGCCTGAATACTGGAGGCATCAGACGGCCTTTCCTGCTGAGTATTCAATCAGGCCTTGCTCTAGCATCCACGATGCCTCTGACGCCGGTATATCGCTAACCACGTCGTCTGGCTCTGCTCTACGGTTGTTCGGCGGGTAGTTGATACCTGTAAGCACGCGCCAAGGCCCGCTAGTCGCCTGTGCTTTCTGTCCAGCCATACTCTCCACCTCGGTCTATACCATAGGGCAGGCCGAGGTCAACGGAGCGCTGGCACGCAAGGTGCGCCGACTTGGTTTGACAACCGGCCCACTCGGGCGCTAATCGTTACTGGCCTATCGTATCACTAGGCAGCAGAAGAGTGTGGCAGTATGCCCACCCTGTTCTGAGACTTACACCGAACGCAACGAATCGAGAACGGGGAGGTCAAGTATTCTGCGAGCCGGCGCTTACACTGCCAGCAGAGAGGCAGGCTGATCGTAGGGTTCGAGTGTGGTTGGGTAGAACCATAAGCACTCGCAGGTACCGAGGACACTCTTAGAACGCCGCTCGTACTGCGACAACGCCGGCTACCCTGTTAAACCTAGATCGCTCTGGTATGGCAGTTCTCTCCACTAAGGCTCCGTTTCGCCAACTAGTGAAGGATCATACACGCTTATCTGGGAGCAGTGAAGTCTTGCTAGTCAGTGACGTAGCAGTGAGACGGTTCAATCGAGTAGTTAAACCAAGTGTCGGTAAGATCCCAACCATAGAACTCTAGGAAGAACGCCGCGGCTTTCGCCACGATACCGGGCTCCATGTATTTATCTAGGTCACCTGTCGCCGGCACGTCAACGGTGGTCTTGATCGTGTAATGCTCACCGTAGAACGTGACCTCCGCTGTCCTGTCGTGTTGGAATGGCATTAGACGCTCCAGTTAAGTGACACTAGAGGTTGGGCCCAAGCCCGAGGACCGTGGACGGTGGTCCAAGAAACCCAAGTCTCACCGTCCATCAGGTAGGCGGTCAGGCTTTTCGCCGTGATGACCCCGTGGGCGGTCGCTGTCCCTATCGGGAGGCTCCCGTGATCCTTATCAGTGAAGTCTGGGTATTCCATTAGACCCTCCTAAGGGCTAGTTCAGCGTCTAACCACTCTGCTGTGGCTTGATGCGCTTGGTCGAGGCTCATGCCCTCGGCCGTTCCGATTGCGACTGCTTTCTCCCAGAGTATGAGGAGATCCCGCAACGTCCATTGGTCTCTTCGGTTAGTTGGCTCTAGTGGCTGCATTCAGACCTGCTCCTTGTTTGCAAGGATGTTTGCGATTATCAGTTCTGCTTGCTCGATGTTTGCCAGTTCTATGCGACGACCGACAACGAACTCGGTCTCTCCTGTGAGCATCGCGATAACCGTGACGAGGGCTCCGAACTCTCTCATTCCGTAAGAGTCAAGGTCTGTGCGACCAGTTATGTATCTCTCGCCTGCTATTGCTGTAAGTGTGTTTATGTTCATGGTGGTTTCC